ACTGCGAAGAGATGCACCGTCGGAGATCCCCGTAGCGACTGGATTGCATCCGCTTGGCGGTGGTGGCGACGGTAGCCCGGAGCGTATCGTTGACATATTGGCCCTGGGGATCGCTCCCTGGGGCCTTTTTTCATCGCATATATACCTCTGAGGGCATCCGGCGTTGTGATTCTGGGATCGGTCGGGTTTTCGCCCCCGGGTCCGTAGACTTCCACGATACGACCGTAAGGCAGCCCCCCAATGCCGAGGGGGGTTTGGGGGGTGTATGTCCCATTTCCACGATGAAACCCTAAAACCGTCCTGGTATCCTATTCCATCCTGATTCTATCCTGCACCTAACCCTAGGCAGTGTATGGGGTTATCCCCTAACAGGATACATCAAGACCAAATAAGAGATCCTTGTTATATAGGCTATAAGTAACAGGTGTTGGAAACCCGTCCTTTTTGTCCTGCTATCCTATATTATCGGCCCTGGCCGCTAAACCCCTTCAGGACACGCCTGTGCGCCCCAATGAGGAATCGCTCTGTGAGCCTCTCACTGCCAGACCAGGACGAACCAAGACAGACGGGAATCCCCATGCCCATGAGAGCCAAGAGGGTGCCCTCGACCTGGGACGGCTTGATCTTGGTGGCCCTCCACTGCCCCATGGAGATTTCCTCCCAGGACGACTCAACCATGAGCAGGATCTCACCCCCGGCTTTGCCGATAAGGAGTAGCCGCTTCATCTGCTGCATGAACCTACGTCGATCACTACCCACGCAGCGAACCAGGTCAGGCAAAGACTTTCGCTCAACCATTATTTGTTCTTCAAAACCCAGTACACTGTAGTCGCCAGCCTTGAGGCAAGCAGTGACTGTAGGGATCTCACCATTGAACCCATAGGGCTTCTGCTCCCTGGAGTCCACTACTATGGTTGGCCCCTCATAGGGAATACCGTGCTTTAGCACCTCTAGTAGTTCCTTGTTGGACATACGACCTCCGGTCGCCTTGAGGTGTAAAAAAAGCGACCCCCCGTAGCCCCACGGGAGGTCGCAAAGAAGGAGAGGTGAGGAGTGAAACTCGTACTCGTCGAATGGCTCGACATTATCGGTAAGGACTCTTGGCAGTCCCTCGAAAAAGCACGGGCCACTCCCCCAGAGAGATTCCGTTCCGTCGGGTGGTTGTTGCGCAAGGACTCTAAGGCTGTAGTCATTGCCTCGTGTCATTCCAAGAAGGACGACACCACAGGGGGGGTCACCTCGATCCCCATAGGGTGCGTCTGCTCAGTAAAGACTATTCCGGGCTATCGTATGCCCACTCTCCCAACTTCGGAGTAATGTTGACAAATACAGTCTGACCCCCAATCTTCTTCTTGTCAATACGGCTCTTCTTCTTTTCTCCATAGTGGTCAACTATCTCAAGCACCCTGCCTGTGACATGCCTAGCGAAGTTCGTCTTACTGAAGTGGCAGTGGATACCCTGGTCTTTCAGCCAAGCGTTGTACGACTTGTATGCGTCATTCAGTGGTACACGCCCCAGATCGCCAGTAGGGTCATAGGTCTCAAACAGCCACGTGCCTACGTGGTCCTCGCTTGTACGGTACTCGTCTAGCGCACCAAGCACGGACTTCGGCATATCTGCCCCTTCCTTCAGGTAAAGGTGGGCACCCTCGATAAGCCAGGAGACTATGCGGTCCCCCTCTTCAGAGACAATCCGGCGCATAAGCCCTGGGTCTTGTTCATGCTCTGGTATCACCACCTTGAAGGGTACTGGTGCCATACGCCTCCACAGGCCATGCCCGGAGTCACGGATTGCTGGCAGGTAGTTGGTGAGGACAATGAATGAGGTTATTGGCCTGAAGGAGTGCGGGTTCTTGAACAGCAGCCGTCCACTGATAAGGGCTTCACCTCCGGTGAGCATTTTGAAGCGTTCGTCGTTCAGAGTGACCCCTGACCCGAACTCGTGTACCAGTCCGACTCGTTTGCCCATGAGGCATGCGACCTTGTTCTCCCCCCCGTCTCCCTTGCCGGTAAGAGTGCCTGAGGGCACAGGAATGCAATAGTCGCCAAGACATTCTTGCAATATCCCTGCCAATACCGATTTCCCATTGGCTCCGTCTCCGAAGAGTATCAGAGCCTTGCTAAAGCCAACGTTGCCTAGCACGCAAGCCCCCAGGCATTTCTGTAGATACCTTACCGTGTCCCCGTCCTCTGATAACACCTTGTAGAGGAAGTCCACGAACTTCAGTGGTGACTCTGCGACATTATCGGAACTTAGGGCTATGTCCCGGTCAATGGTGCTGGTCATGAGGTCGTTCCGCTCGTGCGGGGTTATCGTTATCCCTGCTGCTGATACGGTTGCTGTGCCGTTCCTGGCGTTCACCTTGAAGTCCTTCTTGTCGAGATCCTTGGCTCGAATCCAGTACTCGTCGAACAGTGCCGCAGCATTGGTGATTCCATTGACACCCTTTGCCGTCAGCAGCCTTCTGCACAGCCGATTGAGTCCCTCGTTGCGATTCTGCGAATCGTTGAGCAGCCTACTGAGGTATCTCCTGCACCGCACCTTCACCAGTTGCTCTGCACGCTCACCCATATCCCAGTGTGTCCCGCTCCAATAGATCCACCCCATGCCGGTTTCGTAACGCATATCTGCTCCGTGTTGACGCATAAACGCTTCAGCCACCGAACTCTCTATTGCCTCTGGCAGTTGATCTCCCGCCTCGTCCACCTGCGGTGCCCGTGAGTAGACGCTCCGAATGGTTGCGTCAACCTCATGCTCACGCAGCGGTGGGACGTTCATGGAGTCGTTGAGGGATCTTGCGTGGTCACGTGCCTGATCCTCTGGAACTCCTTGATCCCTGAGTGTCCGCACCTCGTTGAAGATACGGTTGTTCCGTCCACCCTCCTCTTGCCGTACACCCCCCTCGGGGAAGTCGTCGAAGTTGTGTGTGCCACTGCCCACCTCATGTAGGGACGTTGGTATCATGCTATCAGAGTTCTTGTTGTTGTAGGTTCCGGGTAGCCGCATAATCCGGGCCACCTCACAAACCTTTGCGTCCCCACCCAGCGTGCTTGCTAGGTGCCTCAGTTTTGCCAGCAGCGTTGGGTTTGGTCTGCCATTACTACCAAGGGTTGCCACCTTGTAGTCCAACACCCAGTACAAATGCACACCGTTGCCAGACAGCATCAGCCAGTTGGGCGCAAGCCCGGTTAGGTCCGCAGCATTGTCTGCGTACTGCACTACGTCTAGTTCGCTGGTGTTCACCCCGTCAATGTCCACCCAGAGGGCTTTCACGTTGGCAGTGTTTCTGGCACCACCCCCGGAGTTAGGGCACACCCTGCTTGCAACGCCAAATCCAATGTTGGTGTCACGGGAGTCTATCCAGACGGGCGGCTTCCGTATCCCCTCCTTGCCTGTCAAGCAGATCGCACTCTGTGGGCTTTCTGACCCCCACGTCCTCAGGTTTATCCAGTCCCCTTCGTCGAACAGTTGGGACAGGAACCTTTTCGTATTATCCTGCATTACGTACACTCTCCTTCTTCTTCTCTATGGCAGCACTCGCCACGTAGGCGATCTCTCCTGCCAAGTTACGGGCTGCTCCCAAGGGTATCTCTAGTCCACCGTGGACCTCCCCTGAGGGTAGGGCTAGTTCTAGTACCACAACGTCTTCTGTTGAATCATGGTAGACTCGGCAGGTTATGGGGTAATCCGTTACATCCTTCGATCTCTTTGAGGGTCTCATACTCACAAAGTGCCTCCTCTACCCGCAACCGTGCTATGGCTAGGGCAGTATCTTGTTCATAAGGTTTGGGTTCAAGTACGTGCGTCTCTACCCAGCCACAATACGGGCTGCTATAATAGGTCAGCGGTCTGGTATCGTATCCCACCGTTATGGAAGGGTCAAGGAGTAGTGCCCTGGCGTAAACACAGAACCTCTCCATCTCAAGTTGCCTGGTGGCTTGCATCCGTTGGTAAAGTTGGTACAGTTCGCAAAGCCGATCAATCACGTCTGTTGTAGTTGTAGTCCTTAGCGATTCTGCCCAATCTTCATAAAACTCATGCTCAAGTCGTATCCTGACCCAGTGGTTTATGTATAGCCGAACCCTTTCCTGGTTCTCCTGGATGGGCATTGTCTTGTAATCCTCGTACATGGTTACCGCCGCATATTTCAACTCTGAGTCCGACATCACCGTGGGAACTAATAACCTCAAAGTTTTCATGCGCTGCATCGAGGGGTTTACCATGTCTTTCCGAATGGGCCAGCCGGGGTCTTCCAGGTGGCCTTTCTTTATGTGCAAAATGTCTAGCGGATTCAGCATTGATTCTCCATGTTCCGTTACTGCTGCATTTATAGGAGTCGAGCCTCCCAGAGGAGCAGAAGAGGCAGACCCTCGCTCTGCTGACCCCCAAGAGGCTCGCTACTTCCCGTGTTGTGAGGAGGCTAGAAGGGGACTTCATCTCTGCTCGCCCCGCTGGTTGATCCGACTGTCTCACTGCCCTCGCCCATGGTGGGCAACTTGAACTGGATGTTGTGAGCAATGATCTCGTGCTTCACACGTTTGTTCCCGTCCTTGTCCACCCACTCGTCCTGGGAGATACGGCCTTCGACGACCAACTCGTCTCCCTTGCGGCAGTACTCGCATACGACCTCTGCGGTCTTCTTCCAGGCCGTCACGTCCATGAAGAGGACTTCGGAGTTATCCTTCCCTCCACGGTTGGCGGCGATCCTGAGGTTGCTGACAGAGACTCCGTTGGGGGTCTCACGAAGTTCGGGGTCTTTTGTCAAGTTCCCCGCAATGATAATGTGGTTGATCTGCATGCAGATCCTTCCTGTATTAGGGCTTCCTGCCCGTTGCGTCCTTGCCCAGCGTGGGTTCGGAAGGGCCATTCTCTCATCTCTTGGATGCCCGTCAATAGATTCCCCAACATTTTTTCTGCAAGAAACTATTGTCGGAAGCCCCTCTATACCGTAAAATGTTCAAGCATGAGAGGTGGATCTATGCCAACACCCTCCCCACGTCTGCCAAGCAGTTCTTCTAGGGGTAAGTATGACGACATGGTTATACGTATGGGACTAAAGGACCAGATGCGCTCTCTCATTGAGGGTGGGTCAACCTTCCAGGACGCTTGCGGTGAAGTAGGAGTCCCATTCGAGTTAGCCCTTGCCCTGACAAAGACCGACGAGGATTACAGGGCTATGTGGTCAGACAGTAACAGGTCTGAGCAGGGCGCACACTCCGAAGGTGCTGTAACACGGCTCTACCCGTCAACTGTACACCGTTCACCCACTGAGGTGAAGGAACACTTCATGGGTATGCTCCAGGACGCTGGCCTGTATGAGAAGTTGGGTCAAATGGCTGCCCTTGCAGAGCCAGGGACCAAGGAAGGTGATCGGGTACTAATGTTTTTCGGTAGATCAATACTTCCAATGATAATACCCAAAGACGCACCTGAGGCTCCGACCATTATCGCCCTGAAGGAGAAGTCCGACATAGAACTCAAGGATATGCTTGACAACATGCAGAGGAAGAGGATCTCAGATGGATCGGAGTGAACTACTAAGGGAAGTCGAGTTGGAGACGGAACTGTCCCGTAGGGTCAGCCTGGATCTGCTGTCTAAAATAAACCTCAATGGCCGTCAAAGGGATTTCCTCAACGCTTGCTCGAAAGAGACCATGCTCACGGGGGCAAACCAGGCGGGTAAGTCCACTGCTCTGTGTATGAAGTTCACATTCCACGTTACCGGCCTGTACCCGGAGTGGTACACAGGATACAAGTTCAAGGGTCCGATCCAGGGGGCACTGGGGGGCGAGACTGCCCAGTCTACCCGTGACCTCCTTGTGAACAGGCTGCTTGGCACACCAGAGGAGCGTGGTGGTGGATACCTACCCGCTGAGACGTTCGACCCAGCAGACGACATAACCAGACTGAGCGGTGGTGTTGCAAATCAGATCGACTACTTCAAGGTAAAGCACTACGACAGCGAAGGGGACTTCGACGGGTACTCCAAGGTCTATGTATTTGCATACTCCACGGGCTGGCGTAGATTGCAGGGTTACTCGCTGGACCTAGTTGCCATTGACGAAGAGCCAGACATGATGGTCTACGATGAACTGTCCGCAAGGACAAATGCCACCGGGGGGTTTGTCGATATAGCGATGACTCCGCTCAGGGGCGAGACAGAACTATACATGTTGTTTGAGAAGTCCCCGAAGGACGGGATAAAGCGTCTAATCAACTACGACATATCCCAAGCGGACCACATGGGCGTTGAACACCGAGAGACGCTTATGAAGAAGTACGAGAACAACCCACTGGCAGACGCAAGGCTTCACGGTAAGCCCGTAAGGTCTCAAGGGCTGATCTACAACATACCGCAGGGCAGTATAGTGACACCTGACTTCCTAGCGTCGGAAAAGTTCCACCAGATCATTGGGATAGACCTAGCGCACACCGTTGGCAAGTACGCCGCTGTACGTCTGGCAAAAGACCCCATGTCTGGTATATGTTATGTGGTAGAGGACTTCAAGGCTGAGAACATCCGACTGGGCGACTTCGCTTCCCAGTTGCGTGTAATGGGTGGGCATGAAATACCTGTGGCGTGGCCGCATGACGGTATGAGGCAAACCAATAGCGGTACAATCGTTGGTGAACTTCGTGGGCACGGGATAAACGTCTTGAACGAGGCTTCGTATGTTGTTGACCCCATGACGGGCAATAAGACACGGGCCGTAATGAATGTTATCGAAGAAACCATGGGGTTGTTGCAGACAGGCATGTTGGTGTTCATGGCTAACGGTTGCAAGCGAACCCTGGAGGAGATGCGCCGGTATAGACACCACAGGGGTAAGGTTGCACTCAACCAGGAGGACCACTGTATCGACGCACTGCACAAGGCCGTAATGATGCTGCGGTTTTGTAAGCCTACGGGCACTTGTAGGAGTAGCACAAGGATCAGAATGGTAGACGAAGACTTCTTTGGGGGGTGGTAATGGTAAAGCGTGCAGTTGAACTAATGTCTAGGTTTTCTGCGATGAAGAGCAGTCGTTCGAACCACGAGTCTGCTTGGCAGGACATATCTGACTATATGATGCCCTTCCGGGGCGACATAACAACCAAGAAGTCCGGGGGGTCCAAGCGGGTGAAGCCCGTGTTCGATTCCACTGCCATGATTGCCGCTGACCACTTGGTGAACTTTATGAAGGGTGCCTTGTTGCCACCCAGTCAGGACTGGCTGCGTATTGTACCCCCATTCGATTACCAACAAGATGACACTATCCGCAAACTGCTGGATAAGACTGCCCAGCGAGTTCTTGCTGCCCTATCACAGAGCAACTTCTATACTGAGGCCACGGGCGCACTGCGTGACCTGATTGTGTTGGGTAACTCCACAATGCTGGTGGAGGAGGACACCATCTCACCTGGATACGGTGGAGGGCTTCTATTTGAGGCGGTTCCGATTGGCCGTATGTGGTGGACACAGGGTAAGGGTTCCCGTATCACCATGGTGGTCAGGGAGTACTCAATGCCAGCACTCGACGCTGTAAGGTACTTCGACAACCCAGGCAAACCTGCACTGACACATGTTTCTCAAGGTAGGCCCATGGAGGAGGTTCTATACCACCAGTTCTGCTACGAGAATGAAAACAAGGTGAAGGGTGGGTCACCCTCCAAAACAAACAAGGACTATGTCAGCACCTGGATATGTTCTGACGGGATACCCCCAACGATTGTCCGAGAAAGCGGGTACGACACAAAGCCCTACATTGTCAGTAGGCTTCACCGTGTAGACGGCGAGGAGTACGGCAGGGGTCGTGGTCACCTTGCAAGGGCTGACGCTAGGGGGCTAAGTGAACTGAGGCGGCAAATCCTGATAGCAGCAGGTAGGGATCTGAACCCACCGCTCATGGTTGAGGACGATACCATGGTTGACATGGACATCGCCAATGGCGGTATAATCGTGACTAGACCACCCGTAAAAATATCGCCCAACTTCCTGAAGAGCGGGGCTGACTACGCAGCAGCGGATAAGATTGCAAGGGACGACCGTGACCAGATCAAACAGGCGTTCCTTTCGGACGTTTTGTCGGAACCCGCTTCTCAGCCACGTTCAGCGGAAGAGTCAAGGCAGCGACAGCAGCGCAGTCTACAGAGGCTTGCTTCTGCCGCCGACATTGTGAACAATGAGTTCCTTGGCCCGGTAGTTCAGTCAGTCATGGGGATCATGTCCAGGAGGAACGAACTGCCTGAGGGTACAGAGGCGGCTTCAATGATGGGTGGCTCCATATCTGCCACCGTGAAGTTCAGCAGCCCGTTCTTCTCTGCACAGAAGCAGGGGTCCGCACAGCGTGTCATGTCCTTCCTGGAGAGAAGACTAGCACTCATGCAAGCAACCCAAGACCCTGCATTCATTGAGGACATTCACCCTGACAGGTTACGTGAGTTTGACATGCAGCAGAGTGACGTGCCAGCGGAGATATTCAGGACTCAAGACGAGATCAACGATATTCGAGAGGCCCGTGCAGCCAAGGAGGCCCAGGCAAGGGAGGCTGAAATGCAGCAGCAACAGGCACAGATGCAGCAGCAACAGGCACAAGCGGAGGCCCAGCAACAGCAACAGCAGGGTCCGCCACCTGAAGAGGCTCCTGTAGAGGAAGGTGCGCCAGTTGGATAGAGTACTCAAGGACTATCGCTCTACATTCAACACGCCGCATGGTGAAAGGGTTTTGAAGCACCTGGAGACCATGTTTGGTGTACGTGATACCATTGAACCAGAGGAGATGCTCAACAAGCACCTTGAAGCATCTGGAGAACACACACGGTGCCCAATAGATTCTCATGCTATGGCAAAGCGTCTCGGCTTGAGGTCTGCGTACTGGAAGATACAAGCACTTTTAGAAAGAGCGGAGGAATCCCTTGGCTGAACTATCGGAACACTTGCCTGAGGACTTTGAAGGTAAAGAGTCCTTGAGTGGTAAGTTTGACAGCGTTGCGGGGCTTGCTAAGTCCTATCAGGAACTGGAGAAGAGTATGAGTGGTAGGATAGCCATTCCAAGTTCAGAGGCCAGTGGCGAGGAGTTGGCTGAGTTTTACCAGAAGATCGGTAAGCCTGAGTCTATTGAGGGGTATGGTGCCCCGGAAGGAATGGAAGAATGGGCAGAGAAAGCAAGGGGGATTGCGGATGCGGCAAACCTTACGAAGACTCAGTGGGACGCATTTGTGGCAGCCCAGAGGACTGCAAACGAAGGCCAGGAGGGTCTGGCGAAGAAGTCGCTGGAGGAAGGACACACTCACTTACAGGAAACCTACGGTTCAAAGTACGAAGAGTACCTGGAGTTAGCGAAAAGGGGTCGGGACCACCTGACGAAGAATGAAGCACTGAGCGACATGGTAAACTCACTGGACCTGAAAAATCCACAAGCATACGAACTTTTACGAGAGGTTGGAAATCTAATGGCAGACGATTCGTCACCAGACACCGGCGAGGCTGCTTCGGACCCGGAAAACGAAATGCGTGAGGCAGCAGCACGGATACGTGAGATCCTCAAGGGCAGCGAGTTCGCAGACAGGCATAACCCTGCAAACGAAAAGGTTACGCAGGAGTACTACACGCTGTTTGCTAAACTATCGGAGGCCGGGTACACTGGGGCTGCTGACCCAAGGCTACAGCCTAAGTATAGTTTCTAGGCAACCCGCTCTACATTCGTCACCATGGGTGATAATAACGGGCACTCGATAACCTACGGGCCGGGTTGACCGCAGGAAAGACTGCTGTGTGGGGCATACGTAGTTGCCAAGGGAGGCCCGTGGGTACGGACAACCTTCCGACAAGAGACTAAACTTTTGTCGAAAGGAGCCATTCAATGGCTTACCCAACCTCTGTAACGGGTGCATGGCCCGGAAACAGTGAAGCCGAGTTTGATAACTATGTAGGTCTTTTCAAAGAGGCTTACAGTGACATGATTCGCTTGAAGGCTCAGACCACTGAGTCTGTACTGAGTGACACTTTGATGCCTGAGCAACTGCAAGGCGACCCCCTGAACCTCGATTCCTACAAGGGTGTGTCCCTTACACAGCGTTCACGTGGCCGTCAGTTTGGTGTCAACACGGGCGCATCTGGGCCGGATGCCGCCGTTGGCGACCAGGAATACTCACAGACTCCAGTCGAGCGCAGAACAGTTGTGCCGCAGTTCTGGGAGTACGCCGAACTGTTTGATCCCCGTGACGAGCGTGCGCTCATGCGTGCGGTTCGCCCCGATGGTCAGTATGCACAGAACGTGGTCGCCGCATTCAACCGCAAAAAGGACGATGTGATCCTGGCTGCGCTGATCGGTGACTCAACCATCAACGGTACTGCGTACGCTTCTGAGGATACTACTCTGGCCCGTTCAATGCTGCACGGGTTTCGCAGGGACACCAGCCTTGCGTTCGGTGGTAGTGGTGGTGATCTGGCTGCTGGGTCCGGTTCTGCGGTAAGCACCATTGCCACCTCCTGGGACGATACTGACTTCGACGAGACCGGAAATGGTGTGGCCGGTACAAATGGTGCTGTCTTGAACGCACTGGCCGCTGGCACCTTCGCTGGACTCCAACAGGTACTCGCACATGATTTTGCCGCACTCGCTGCTGCGACAACGGACACTGCACTGCACGTCAACAAGTTGATCGCTGCTCAGGAAGTGCTACAGAGTAACGGCATGAACGCTGGCACGAGAGTACATTGCGTGTTGCACCCAGAGCAAGTGGGACAACTGATGTCAGAGTTGCAATACACGAGTGCGGACTACAACGCCTTGCGTCCATTGCAGACAGGCCAGCCCGTTGACTTCATGGGAATGTCTTTCCGTGTGTCCAACAGGATTGTCGAAGAGCAAGTCCTCGGCACAGTTACCCTGCACAACACCACTGGTATTGCCACGCTGGCTGGCAAGTACGTGTACTGCTACACTGAAGACGTTGGTGTGTTTGGCATGACTGACGATGTGACTGTACGCTTCGATGAGATTCCAGAACGTGGATACTCCTTGCAGTGTTACCACAACTTCGGACTCGGGGGCGCACGCATGGACCCGAAGAAGATCGTTATCATTCCCTGCACTTAGAGTTGTTAGGGGAGGCCCGTGGCTGGAAAGACTCAGTTTCTGTGTGATAGAGTTCTATCCATGCTAACTGGAGTTTCAGCCGCTGGCTTCCCCGAAACATGGGTCAACTTGTTCAAGACACTCCCAACGGGCGACAGTGCTGCTGGCATACTGCCTAGCGAAGAGTGGACTGGCGGCGGGACAACCCGTATACGTGTGTACCCCAACACCAGTGCGGCTGGGTATACCGCAGGTGATCCGTACTGGTCGGCCCTTCAGACAGAGGGCAACCTGCGGTTCCTGTCAAACGCAGCAACCATTTCGTGGACAACGGCAGCCACCTGGGTCGATTTGACTGTTCTGGGTATTGGGATTTGGGACGCTTCTACGGTTGGCAACCTGCTATACTGGGAGGCGTTCGACAACACTCGGCTTATAGCCGTGGACGAAGAGTTCATTTTGCCGGTAAATAGATTCAAAGTGAGGGAGGACTAATGGCTGGCGCAACCGATACTGGGGAAAACGCATTCTTGAACTCAGTTTTAAGGGGACTTACAACTGGCACCCCACTAGCCAATGCGGGAACCTGCTTCATCTCGCTGCACGATACCGCAGAGCCAGGAGAGGGTTCCACATACACCAATCTGTGCGGTGGAACTGATTATGCGAACATGGCGGCGACTTTCGGAGCCAGTGGCGACACTCTCGCTACTGCTTCGACCCTACAAAACACTGCGGTTATAACCTTCTCCTCAAGTGCCAATGTCGATTGGGGAACAATAGTAGGGTATGGAATCCACCTCAGCGACACCGCTGGCAACTGTTCCGCAGCCAACATGGTTATCTCTGGCGTGTGGGACTCTTCGGCTGTTGTGGGCACGGGAGATACAGTACAGATTGCTGCGGGGGATCTCGTAATAACCTGTGGGTAGGGGCTTTCAATGGTCGCTCAGGCAGGTGCATGGATACGGCTGCCCACTGGTCTGGCTGGCAAACCTGGACAGATCAGCGGCGTTGCAGAGGACGCACACTACACCCTAACCTCCGCATCTGAACTCGTCACATTCTGCACAGCAGCCAAGGACGAGGGCGATGTCTTCGAGGCGGGGAAGAAACGTGACGGCTCGTGCAGGTTGCAAGCCCGTGTGCGAGGTGGCGGCTCCGGCTGGTCTAACTTGGTGTTCTCAAGTACGGGTTTTGGGCCATACATAACCTCCAACACAGTTTGTGTGCATGACGAACCTGTGACTAGCCTTATGTACGTCACCACAGCCCCCTCTAGCGGCATACCGTCTGGTTATGTAGCATCTGGTAGGCAGCACGAGACGGACAACCGCCTCGACTTCGATGTTGAATGTGAAGATGGCTGGACTGAGGTCCACTTCGGACTGGGTATGGGGTCCGCAACAGGTGCTGGTGTCACCTACGAGTTCCGTGCCCGGTGGTATAGTGACGGTTCAGGCACACTGAACGCTGAACAAGCCTGTATGCTTACCTCCGCTTCAGCGACGACCACACACTCACTTGCCGATACAGCGACTGCGGTGGCCGTAACCCCAACACGGGCTACACTAACTGCTGTTCAGGATCTAGGTCTGCGGGACACAGCCAGCCCTGTTCTTGTGACCACCTCCGGTGCCCTAACTGCTGTTCAGGATCTAGACCTTGCAGACACAGCGACCCCGGTATTAGTTACCACCTCTGGTAGCCTAACTGTTGTATCAGAACTAAGTCTAGCGGACACAGCCAGCCCTGTTCTTGTGACCACTACAGGCGACTTGACTGCGGTTCAGACACATGATCTAGCCAACACACCCAACTTTGTCCGTGTGACCAACTCCGGTAGCCTCACGGCTGTTCAGACGCACGACCTAGCAGACACGGCCAGCCCAGTATCTGTTACCACTACAGGTAGCCTAACTGCGGTTCAGACGCACGGCCTAGCGGACACAGCCACCGCTGTATCAGTGACAACTTCTGGCACCCTCACGGCTGTTCAGACACATGAACTAGCCGACACACCTAACTTTGTTCGGGTGACCAACTCTGGGGCCATTACCGCTGTGTTTGCCCATCCCCTAGCAGATACCGCCACCGCTGTATCAGTGACAACTTCCGGCATTATTTCTGCCACTTCTCAACAATCTCTGTCAGGATCTGACTCTGTATCCGTAAGTAGTAATGGGGTTCTGTCTGCCGTCCAGACGCACAGCCTGGGAGACACTGCCAGGACCACAGACGTATTCGCCACCTTCGCTGCAATATCGGCGGTATCCACCCACAACTTGGTCTTTGGCACAGCCAGTTCAGGGTCTGCCAAGGTGACGATTGAGGCTTCAGCGGAAATAACGTCCACATTCATCAACATTAGCACAGACGAGTTCCTTCGTGACAGTGACGCTTTGGTGTCTATAACCGCCAGTGGCTTGCTAACCCTTACACATAGCCTGTCAGACGCAGAAGCAGATGTGACGTTTACAGGCACCCGTGCTATCCTATCCGCTGTCCAGGATCACGATCTTCGGAGCCTCCACGCCACGTTCCCGTTTTACACAGACTTCACGGTGATCGGTACGAAGTCGATAATCGGGTCGTTCTACGTCAACAACTTGATTGACCAGGATAACGCCCCTATACTGGTACAGCCACTAACGGGATTCCCAAATGGACCCTATATATCGGCTGCTACGCACATATTATCTGTTACTATTGACGGTATTGGCGATCTTGACAGGTCTACCAACCGTGGGGGAGTTCTAAGCCAACGGAGAAACCTTTTCCTAAAGAGGAGCGAATACATGGCAGTCAAAGATATATGGAACATTGGGCTTACCCAACTGGGCGTGGGGCAGGTGTCTGGTCAGGTTGACGGGACGGCTCAGGCTGCCCTTATCGACGCTGTTTGGGACGACTTCAGGCAGCAGTTCATTAGCGATCACGCCTGGAATGGCTGCAAGACTACAGCCGTCCTCACTGCACTGGTGAACTCGGACTTCCAAGACTCCACTAGGTGGTCAAACGTGTTCTCCCTGCCCTCTGACTATATACGGGCGTTAGCCCTGAACGGCCACCCCAACCAGCCCAAATCGTCAGAGGAGGTACAGTGGGAGATCGAGATTGTTGCTAACACCAGCGATGTGAAGACAAGATGCTTGGTCACGAATCAGGCTTCAGCCAAACTTGAGTACGTTTTTGACGTTGGTGACGATTACATTCACCTCCTATCACCTGCCATGAGGCATGCTGCTGGGTTGGGGCTTGCGGCCTTTGTTGGAGCCAACTTCGGGAAGAGCGCAAGCGAGATTCAAATCATAGAGCAGAAGTATCGAGAGGCGTTGCTCAAGGCCAAGGGCATTGACGGGCAAGAGTCCTCTGGGAGGTACTTCTCCTCAACTGCATTGGTTGACGTAAGGTATAGGGGTTAGTTTGTGGTATCCCCAGGTCAGTTTTCGTAATGGTGAGGTATCCCCGAGGCTTGACGGGCTATCTAACCCTGAGGTCTATGAAGCGTCCTGCCGCAAGGTCGAGGGTGCCATTGTATCGTCTAGTGGGACCATAGAAAAGCGTGGTGGAACCCGGTTCGTTGACGACACTGCGTTTTCGACGGATTCGGAGACGAACTTCGAGTCTACTGCGATCAAGTTGGTCCCGTTCGAGGTCAAAGCAGACACGTATGTGTTGAGTTTCGAGGTGATGACCAACAGCACACGAACCTGGGGTATTATACGAGCGGTAAAGAATGACGTTTTCCACACATCCGCTGGCGTGGACGCATACGCAGGTACGCAGGTATGGAAGAGTTACACTGACTCCCACCTTCCGTTCAGAACGCAAGAGTCTGTCGGAACTACTGGGGCCGCTGCTGACTTCCTACCACCCGGAGGTGATGACACGTTCAGTAGCCTATTTGGCTGGCACCACTTCACCGCAGCCCAACTCCCTGAGGTTACTTATTTTCAGCACGAGGGCGTGTTGGTTGTGTGCCACCCCGATGCCGCACCGCTGGAGGTTTTCTCTGAGGACAAAGGGGACGGCACGTTTGTCTTAGACACCAGACTGTACGACGTGAACAGGCGTTCCCCTGAGATAGTCAGGCATGGTGAACGGTTCACTATGACTGTGACGGCGGTAGCGGGGGCAGGTGGAAACTACACGGTTGAAACCACCCGTGATTGGTTTGGCGAGGAGGACATCGGGGCGATATATCGAATCGGCTCCCTCACCTCCGTGCGACCGGCTATTGACGACGACACTGGCGATCTCCCGACTACTATGCGGGAGGATTGGGACGACCGTGGTGGTCTGTTTGCAGTAGTAAGGAGCGTGACGAGTCCACGGGAATGTAGCATGTCCCTCATATCCGATCTGACTGTAAGCGGTCGAACCTACCAAGCGGAGGTCAATGACCCATACGACTGGGACGGCCCCTGGATCAAGGAAGACGCAACCATAGGGTATGGGTATTATTCTGGGGTTGGTTATGTAAGTAACTCTGGAACGCCAACCTTAGGTGCCGGAATCTCTTATTCAGGTGTTCATTTTACGCAAGTGACTGAGACTGCTACTGGGATGCAACTTTCAGACGGCACTGACTTCTATACTTACTCGCTAGTCGGTTGCATACTGGGTAACCGGGCAGACGATACTGCGATAGAGGTGAACCTTGCTAGAGAATGCTATATGCTAGTAGCGGGAGACCAGGGTTCCTGGTCTGGTGACGGCTATGGATTGGTTATAAACGGGGACCAATCCGCAACTGGTAGTGCCCCTGGTTGGAATAGTTCCGAAGCCACCGACCCAATCCAGTTTCGGTGGACAAACCCTATCGGAGGACAAAGTCTCTACCGTCTGCGTAAGAAGTCAGGCTCGAAGCAGTACGCTACCACGGTTACGTGGAGCCACTTCAGCGGCACCGTAACCGCTGGGTATCGTGTTCGACCCTCTGTTGGAGATCAAGTGCTGTTGGTTTTGGGAAACACCGCCCCAAGACCGTTAGGTAAGGCAGACGCACGAAAGGCGATACCTAAAAACCATGGCAACTACTTCGACACCGTAGCAAGGGATGACGTTAGTAGCCCAGCAGCCGGTGCAGCCAGCGTCCTTGAGGTGGGCGGCACCGTCCATGTCAACGGTGGAGTTTTCGCAATAGAAGGTCTTGCTGAGTTGAATGATCTAGGGGTGTTGGTCTTTTACGCCAGAGTTCTGGTTCCACCGACTTCAAGATCGACAACGTCGAAGTATAGTCTTGGCTGGTCACATGGGGTGGGCTTCCCAGGCTGCGGTGTTAGTCACCAGGGCAGGGTTCTGTTTTCGGGATTCAAAAACGCCCGTCAAGTAGTCGTTGGTAGCCACCCTGACAGACCAGATGACTTCACACTAGGCGGCACCGCCTCCGATGGATTCCACTTCATTGTGAATGACTTGCGTGGCAGTTTGGTTCGCTGGCTGGCTTCAGGCAAGGATCTCTTGATGGGAACTAGCACTGGAGAGTTCTCAGTCACTGGTTCTCCGTTATCCCCCTTGTCGGTTGGAGTTGACAGGCAGTCTGCTTACGGCTCTGCCTCCATACGACCGGCAATAGTAGCCAACCTACTGCTGTTTGTGCAGAAGGACAAGAAAACACTGAGAGCCATGAAGTTCAACTTCGACAACCAGCGTTACGTTAGTAAGAACATTGCACAGGAGCATAGCCACTTTTTCGCCTCCGCTACTATCGAGGAGATGATGGTGTGGGAGGGGTTAGAAGACCCGGTAGTGCTTGTCAGGCTATCGGACGGAGAGGTTCTGTCTTGCAGGGTGAATACGACTGACGGTTTTTACGGTTGGTCGAGGATGAAACTACCTGTATGCTCCTCTATCTGCCCAGCGAGAAACTACACGGCGGGTGTCTCTTCAGTGGCTACTGCTGTAGACTCCTTCTATGCTGCAATAGACGATACTGACAAGTCCCGGCTGGCTAGATTTGAGGACAACCTCTACATAGACGAGGCTGTCACCCCCGCTACCACAACCCATACGGCAGACCCGACCAATACTCTGGCAATAAACCTGCCAGCAGGGGTAGTCCACCTAAACGGGGTCACGGTTTCTGTTATACTTGATGGACTGTACCGTGGCGAGTGGCTCTGCACCGATGGGGTTATCACAGTCACGGGCGAAGTTGCCGACACCGCAGCAGCGAGCATTCGGGTGGGCAAAAAGATCAGCATGCTTGTCCAGCCAAGGGTGCCTGAAAGTGTTGGCACTCCAAGGACTCCAAGTACGCTTGGTAGAAACAAGAACGTATCCTCAGTAGTTGCTAATGTGAACGGCTCACGTGGAGTAAAGGTGAATGGGTACGAGATCGACAATAACTTCTCCACTGATTCAGGTACGGTGCTGCCAGCGTTGTCGCAGGGCTGGTTTGAAGTGCCGGTTGCTGGCCTTTATGGCCTACAGCCCCTTGTGGAGGTATCAACGGATCGTCCGTACCCCGCAGAAATCGTTGGCATCAGCATAGATATGAGTACGGAGGGATAATGTCAGAAGATATTGATACCGGGGTATCCTGGGGACTGCAAGCCGCCGCCATAAGCCCGGCGTTCGCCCCCCTCGCCGTAGTTGCCGGGATGTTTTTCGGTGGCAAGGCTAAGAAGAAGAGAAGGCGAGCCGAAGCACTGGCAAAGAAGCAGCGTGCCAAGTCCATGGTTTCACAGGCTTACGAGCGTGGGTTTGCTACACGTGCGAGGGCTAGTAGTAATCGTGCGAAGTACGCTGGCGGGGGTGTGTCCACCAGATCCGGTTCTGCCGCACAAGGGGAGTTTGCTGATGTCGGTGAAGGAATACGTCAACAAGAGTCTCTACTCGCTGGCCTATCGAAGGGGCATAAGTGGAGAAACCCGCACATTATGGGTAACCTGAAGAAGGGCAAGAGGAGGACTCTCCAACGGCCTGAAGGCATGGGGGGAGGCCCAAGATACGGTGCCCAGCGAGAGTATAACCCAATGTCCCAACTTTACTGGGACAGAATCGGTGAAGAAGACACCAGTGTGGCGATCTAATGGTACAGGTAAACCTATCCGGCCCCGGCTATCGTGAAACTCCAGAGACACAGGATGTCACTGCACTGGAAGAGGCAAGGCGTGACTACGAAAAGGCCATGCAGACCATCAATGCTGGCAGCCAAATCATAGGCGGAGTGGGCAAGTACGCCGAGGGCCAGGTCAAGAAGGGTTTACAGAAGGCCCAGACTGCCCTCACTGCAACGGATTTCATGGACCCCCAGCGGCAGTCGGATATTGTACGCCAGGGTGCCGAGAACTATTCCGATACCCCCATGACTGACAAACTCGAACTTGACCCAGGTGCCATCAAGGAGTTTTCCGAGAACTACGACAAGATCAGTGCCGAACAGGATTGGTTTACACGCCAGCAGATGGCTAAGGATCGGGCTGGCGTGCTGGCAGCATACGAGGCCAACCTAAGGCTGGGCACTCTGGAGAACCTGGACTACCTACTTGCAAATGAGTCGCCTTCCAGGGAGGGTGGGGCAGTAGTCGCCTCTGCAAGGGACATTCGTCGAGCGGATAGTATTGGCGATCTAAGGATGCGTGAGGCTAGGAAAGAGTTTTTATACGGACACCACGGTAAAAGCGTAGTAGGCGAAATGGACATCGCCACGCTGGCTAGTCCGCACTATTTCTATATGTCGTTGGAAGGGTTGCCCGATAAGGCAAGGGCTGTCGCTGCCACTACACGCACTACCGCTTTGAAATCGGCTATCGCCTCCAATCAGCACGTGACATACGCACTTGACGGGGCACTAACGGGCGAGGTGCGGGTTCCACTAATAAGGGAGTTTGCAAGGGACATCAGAGAAACAGGTATGCTGACCCATGCACAGAGTGCCGAACTGAAGACTGCCGAGAGGAGTGCCCTACAGATAGGTAACCTTCGTGTGCAACTGGTGACGGGCGAAGTTGCCGAGTTTGCGGGTTCACAAAGCATAGATCCCAAAAACCTGGAACTGATTACCGGCCAACTTCTTAGAGAACAGATCGCCAAGTATCGTGAGATTGATCCAAAGTCTACACCTGAGGCAGGTCAAGACGCTATGGACGATTTGAGTGGCGAACTGATAGAACTTGTAGAGCGGCTGCAATCTGCCTCGTACAACAACGATGGTCTTACCATGATTCGGTTGTCACTAGAAGATAGGGTGATGATCCTGTCCCACATGGATTTCCTGGGCAGTTCAGTAGTAAGTATGATTGTCGGCAATGCGATAAGTATCGGAGAAGATGGTGAGCCGACTTCCCTTACTCCGAAACTGGAGGCAGGTAAGGCTGAACTGCATGGGGCTATCGACAAAGCGTTCAGCGACTACGTGGCAGCCAACTTGGGAGGGACATACCCAGCGGGAATCGAACTGCTGACACTCCAAGAGATACTCATAGCACACACGACTGGCGATCAAGGTGATAGGGAGATTATAGAGGCCATAACAACTGGCTTGAAGTTGACCAAAGCAACGGGTCACATACCCGTAAGTGTGGCGAAAGAGTTGGCTGACATAATCTTTCACAGGCGTATGATATTTGACCCAACCGGCTTGAACCCACACGCCATGAAATGGGCGATA